TGCCTCTTTGACCGGTAGACCATGACCTTCTTGAACGCGGAGGACAGAAGTTCCTCGATCTCGCGCGGTCTGGCGCAGTCGCGCCTGTGGACGACGAGGGCATCGACATCGCGGTATGGCGTGCCCGCGCAGATGTCGGCGTGCAGGCGAGCGACCTCGATCCCATCTGACACGTCGCCGGAATAGACCTGCAGGGCGTAGAGAAGGCGACTCATTGTTCGATCTCCTCCAATTCTTTCATCGCGGCGTCGATTCCTCCCCAGCTCCAGAACTGACGCACGTGGACTGGACCCTGCTCTGGCAGTCGCCACGCGAACTGTTCGTGTCGGTGCCTCCATGCGTGCGCCCCGATCACGTTGAACTCGGTGAAACTGCGATGCGGCCGAGAGAGCACGTACGTCTCAAGGTCAGTCTCATGTCTCTTTTCAATGAAGTCTCGCACGTCAGAATACAGCCATCTCGGATACATGAACGGATGGCGGCGCATGAACTCCTGACTCGGCTCGTATCCAAGAATCTCGGCCACGATCGGCTGCCACGGACTGTCGATCCGAGAATACGGCTCGTGATACAGGATGACTCTGCCGTTCTCAACGAAGTCGTCTGGCGACGTCTCTCTGACAAGCATCGTGTCTGAGTCCATGTGCATGATGAGATCTGCGTCAGAATACTGGTCTGCCCTCATCTTCGTGATCTGCTGGCCGAGATAGTCGTCCTGGTATCGCGGACACTCGTGGATGATCTCTCTTGTCAGGTGAGACAGCGGGCCAGAGTCTCCCTCGGGCACGACGATGTGCACGTGACGAAATCCGCGGGCGTGGCGCTCGATCTGTCTGAGGCAGTGCCACAGCCAGCAGTAGTCGCCAGGGTAGGTCCTGATCAGGATGTCTGCCGTGGAAGACATAGGATGTCGTATTGTGCTCCCTTCTCTGGCGGATGGGCGGTCACGTCGTAGCCGAGTCCCTCGACTGTCTCGATGAGACGCTCTGGAGTCTGGCCACGGCGGGCGAGTGCTCCCTCGTTGACCTCGATCCACATCTTCGGTCTGCAGCGGTAGATCGTGCCCGCCGCTCCACGGACTGCCTCGATCTCGCAGCCCTCGACGTCGAGCTTGATGAAGTCGCAGCGCTCGAGATTGATCGCATCGAGAGGAATCAGGTGGATCTCGCCCGGCGTCTCGACGACATGGCCAGAGCCGGCATTGAGCGCCTGGGCGTAGGCAAGAAATCTCTCCTGATCAGACAGCCCGGCCCTCACGATGATGGCCTCTGGACAGTTGTGCTCGAGACACTCGAGGGCCTCGGGATTGATCTCGAAGGCGATCACGTGGCCGTCTGCCCCGACCTGGTCGATGTATGCTCTCGTGTGGTCTCCGATGAAGGCCCCGGCGTCGACGACCCAGTCGCCTGGTCTGATGTGCTCGAGAATGATCGGGAGGGCATGCCGGTCGTGGTCGAGTCGGCCAGATTCTTCGACCCACGCAGAGATGTGGGTGTCATGTTCGATGACGGCGATATTGTTTGGAAGGATCTTCATAGAATGTCATCTATGGCAGACGTGTGGTGGCCGTAGACTCCGTGGCCGACGTGCAGGGCGTGCAGCATCGTGTCGACGTTCGGCTGGAAGCCGCATTCCCTGGCCCTGGCGCAGAAGGCGATGTCCTCTCCTCGGCCGTCGTTCTCTGGCTGAAAGAAGTTAAAGGGCATCTCTGGATTCGTCGGGTTGAGATCAGGAAACTGCGTCTGCATCTTCTCGAAGACTCTCCGATGAATCAACAGACAGCCCGTTCCGATCCAGTCGCAGGGCATGATCCCGTCGTGGAACGAGGCCGCGCGGGCCCGGTATGTCTCGTCGTTTGCCAGACTGTTGACGGCCCTTCCTCTGGGATGCCGGGTGAAGTAGGTCGCTCCAACGATGTCAGCGCCATGGCCAATGAGCCGGTGCGCCACATGGAGTGCCGTGGGAGCCGTGGGATACGAGTCTGGAAGACGGCACATCGCCCGAAGAAAATCGGGCCGTCCGATCGGAGGAATCATGTCATCGTCTATAAACAGGAGCCACTGGGCGGGCGTGGCGAGGAACTTCATCGCCAGCTCGTTCCTGGCATGGTAGATCATCGCGTCTCCGACCTGCATGTCGAACCTGACTCGGTCCTTGCCGAGATCTAGAGCGAGCGCGACGAGACACCAGGCAGTGGCTGGATTGGTCTGCTTGTAGCACGGAAAGCCAACGAACAGGTCACGGCCGAGCCACTCGGGCTCCTGCTTCCATCCGAGCGGAGGTCCCGGCGTCTGAATGACCGTCGTCGGTCCGAGGTCGAGATCGTCTGGATCAAGACCCTCGATTCGACCGGTGTGGCTCATGACATGGCAGACTCGGCCGCCATGAGACCGACCTCGATGGCATCCTCGTCAGACATCTTGTTGGGGTCTGGCGCCTCGGTGGCCGGCTTGCGGCCTCCCTGGCGTGCCGACGGGGCCTTGCCCGCGTTTTTCACGGCCTCGAGCGCCTTCTCTGCCTTCTCGGCGCGGTCGTTTGCCGCCTGGAGCCGCGCAGAGAGATCCGTGACAGACTCGGCGAGCTTGACACTGGCGACGGCGGCTGCCGCCACCTCTGCCCGCGACTGCGGAGTCGAGGGATACAGGGCCTCACGGAAGCGCGACTCGAGCTCGGCGACAGACTTGTTGTGCTCCTCGATCTTCTTGACATCCTCTGGCCTGGCGTTCGGAGGGATCTCCTGGTATCTGGCCCACGGCACCTTCTCGGTCATCTGGTCGACGTGCTGGAAGATCTGCTGCTCGGCCTGCTCATACTGCTGCGCCTGCTGTTGCTGCATCTGCTGGATGTAGGACTCGCGATTGGACTGGAACTCGGCAATGGCACGAGACCTGTTCTCTGAGAGGTCGGCGCGCTCTGCGAGACGCTTGCGGATCCGCTCCTGGTCGACGAACGAGAGCTTGTTGAGAACAGAATCTTCCCACCACTTGGGCGACACCTTGTCGAGGCCGAGCTGACGGAGGTTCTTTTCGGTCTCCTCTGGCAGGCCGTTCTTGCGAAGGATCGCGAGCACGTCGTCGTCTAGATTCTGCAGACGCTCGTCGAACTGCTTCTTGAACTCAGGATCGTTCTCGGTGTCGAATATCTTCCGCATCATTCGGAGCTCGTTGAGCTCGTTCATCACGTCGGCCGGAAGCTGCGACTGCGACTGGCGGATCTCCTCGAGCTGACGGGCAAGTTCTGGCACCTGCGCCGCCTGCGCCTTGAAGTGCTTCGCGACCTCTCTGAGCTTGTCGAAGTTGACAAGATTGCGCGGACTGATGTCTGCCGGCGCCGAGATCGAGTCAAGATCGATCGACTCTGGATCAGACAGCTGCTCGGACGGTTTTTCTTCGGCTGGCGGCTGCTGCTCCTCAGACGAGGCGTCGGGCGGCTTCTCGTCTCCTGCCGGCGGCTGTTCCTCGGGCGGCTTCTCGTCAGACGACTGGGCCGCCGGAACGGATTCTGGCATCTCCTCGCCCGGATCGAATATCCCCGCGGCCTTCATGGCCTCGTCGAGGCTGTTGATGCTGTCCTGTGTGGGTGGTTCGACGTGTCCAAGATCGAGATCCTGGGGCACGCCCTCGCTGGTCACTGGTTTTTCTGCTGGCATAATTCTATTTCTTTTTGGCAGTCCTTGCAGACCTGCGGAAATCCTTGGCCGACGGGGCGTTCTTTGACCCGGGCTTTCTCATGCGCTCGCCAGAACCCGCCTTGATGCGGCGGCGCTTCGCGTGGATGTTCGCATAGAGGCCGGCGGCTGCATTCTTCACCTTGTCTGAGTCTCTCATGTCATGTCGCGGTATTCGGGGTTCGGGGACTCGCGGCGCTGGACATCGGCGAGCGCAAAGAAACTTCTCTCGTAGTCGTCCCAGCCGGCGCGCATCGCGGCCACGCGGGCAACCGCCTCGGCGTCGTTCTTGAGGACTGTCTCGGCGTCGACGACGGCCGGACAGAGAGAACGCATCATCTCAGAGATCCTCTCGCGAGGAACTCGTCTGAAGAACTCGCGGAGCGACGTCGCGTCCTCTGGTGACCAGATCTGCGAGCTCATGCTCCGGCGGGCGGGTTGGGTCTCGGCGGGGCCGAGGCGGCGGCGATTGTCGCCTGGGGACCGCCGGCGACCGTGACTGGCGGAACCTCTGGCGAGGCGGGAAGCTGTTCAATGTTGGTGACAGGCGCGGCACCGGGAGCGGTCGCGGGAGCGACGGCACCGGCCGCGAGCGACTCTGTCGTCGGGGCAGCGAGCAGCTGCTTCGCCTCATCGAGAATTCCGACGATCTCAGAGAGCATCGCGGGCTTGACGCCCTTCTGGGTGGCCGATTGCACGTGCTCGTCGGCGTGCTGGAGTGTCGTCTGCAGGAGACCGGCCGACGACTCGAGAGGAATCTCAGACGTGAGAAGGGGAGCGAGCCGGCTGACGAGCGTGTTGAGATGGACCATGTCGTCGTCGGTCGGATCGACGGGAACGGGAGTCCCATTGAGAAGAGTCGTGAGCTCGAGAAGCTGCTGACGGTGCTGCTTGAGCGCAGACAGGGGACTGAGATCGACGTTGAGGAGTCGCTCTGCCGTCGATCCTCCGAGCTTCGAGGCGATGTCGCGGCGCTTGAGCTCGACCGTGTCGATTGTCGGATCTGCTGAATAACGGGCAACGATCATGTCGAGGATTCCGGACTGAGAGGCGATCGCGTCCTCGACGTTCGCGCGGCTAGAAGAATTGGCGAGCAGCGCGATCTGGGATGCCGTCAGTCCCTTCTCCATCATCTTGATCACGGCCTCGATCGCATCGGCGTCGAGAGATCTTGGAACATCGACGAACATGAACATCTCGGACTCGCCGACGGCCTCGAGGGCGGCAAACGCCTCCTGGTCGAAGATCGGAGTGAGTCCCGTGGCCCTCATGTCGATCACGATCTGATTGGCAAACTGAAGAACGTCTGGACGGCAGATGCGGCGCTGCAGCTGATCGATGAGCGCGAACATCTGGTCTGCGAAGCGAGAGAGCATTCCTGCGCGGATCTGTGCGTCGATCGAGGCGGTGTAGTTCACCTCCGATGCCGTGCGCCGCTCTCCCTTCTGATCGAGAATCTGACCGGGCATGAAGGCGCCGATCGCGATCTCGGCCTGCATCGTCGCGTGCCGGTCGAGGGCAAAGAACGCCTCTGAGTTGATCTCAAAGTTCACCTTTTCGAGGACCTCGTAGCCCTCGCCCACGATCGCGAACGGGTGGTTGACCGTCAGACTCGGGGTCTCGACTGATCCCATGCCGGCCTTCGACGTCCTGCGCAGGACCATCAGACCAGAGAGATGCAGGGCGTCCTGGATGAGGTTGCGCGCCTGCTCGACAGAGACATGCGTGTTGTAGAGAGCGCGGCCTGCTCCCTTCGAGCCGTGGAGCGTGCGATCGCCGACCTCGGCCGAGAACAGACTGAGACACTGCTCCATCCTGTCATACCGCGCCCTGCGGAAGAAGAGAGGAACTCCGTCCTCGCGGTCAAAGATGTAGTGGTCGATCCCGCCGGCGGGGTTGGTCGCGAAGATGTGACCTGCCTTGACGACACGGATCGATGATGTGAAACTGCTGGCAAGATTGTTCTCGCGGATGAGGTCCTCGTAGACTCGCTCGTTCTCGGTGTTTGCCCTGTCCTCGAACTGCTTGGTCGAGGTGTTGAGCTTCTTGATCAGGTTCTCGACGCGCCATCCGGCCATCGACGCGATCTCGGGATCCTTGATCGTCTCGGTGATGTCGTCGACAAAGAAGTCCTCTTTCAGGCCCCAGATCTTGACTCGATGTGCCTCCTGGGGACAGCCGACATAGAACAGGGCCTCGTCAGACCTGTGCATCTTCGGCTTCCAGGTGAACTCATCCTCGCGGCCGACTGCCGCGTAGCCGTAGGTCAGATTCTCGTCGATGAGCTGGGAGAGAAAGTCAGGCCACCCCGTCCACCTGCGAATACAGTCCGTGATTTCCCTGCGGAAAATATCCACCAAGGCTTCGGTGCCGGAGGCCTCGCTCGGAAAGCGGCTGTAGGTCAGGAGGGGGAGCTGGTCGACCACCTGCCGATATGGAGGAGTCAGTCTCTTGATCAGAGACGACATGAATCCCGTGGGACGATTGCTCCGCCATGACTGCCCCGCGGCGCGCAGCTTGCGCGGATTCCATGGCTGCTCGCCGTTGATCTTGCGCGCGATTGCCGCGTTCTTGTTGTTGCGCTCGCGGTTGTCCTGCGTGAAGTTTTTGAAAGTCTGATAGGCCTGATCGAAGGTCAGGACTGCCGGAAGGACCTGTCCAGTCTGCGGATCGACTATGTCGGCTGTTGAGGCGTCGTTTGGCATTGTTTACCATTTTCCCTTTGGACAGGATTCAGAAGCGAGCATGGTCTTGGCGAGAATGAAGCACTCACAGACCGAGCATTGCATGTCAGACCGATACTCGCACTCATGGCAGACAGACAGTCTTTTTTTCTTCGTAGAACTGTCGACAAGCAGGATCTCTCTGCGAGCGACACGGTCTGCGGCCCGACCGACCGCTCCCGCAAAGTTCTTGATTCCTGTCGACGTGATCTTCATCCTGCACCTCTCGCATCTCATCTCCTGGCCCAGCAGTAACCCGGCAGGTCTGGACTCGTGCCGATCTTTTCCATCCTGAGCCAGACTGCCGACCGGTTCTCGTGGCGAAGGATCTGGCAGGCGCGGAGTTCGCGCTCGTGGACGACAGTCTGTCCAGCCCTGAGAATGGCCGACATGCGGTTCACGGCCTCGACGCAGGATCCGCAGTTGCTGTTCCACCTGACGTTGTAGCGACAGCCGGCACAGATGTCTGCCCTGCGCTGCGCCTCCTGCTTGAGTTCAAGTTCTTCAGTCGAGTGGTGCTGCAGCTGCCGGTCCATCGTCTGGATCATGTCGTCAGTCAGTGTCCTGATCGGAGACACGGAATGCTGTATCTCGATCCTGGCCACTCCTTCGAACTGGTGGCACATGCGAGGAAATGTCGTGCAGATGTATTGATCGACCTCTGCCCTCACGTCTCCGATCGGAATCACGTTGTCTGCCCTGAACTTGATCACGGCATCGATGAGTCCCTGGTAGGTCGGGGCACGAATGGGTTCTGGCATGTCGCGGCCGAGACGGTCCTTCTCCGGCTTGTGCCAGCCGCCGGGCATCACCATGGATTCGATCACACTCATTGGTCTAGTCAGTCGACATGTCGATGAACTCGAGATTGTCGACGATCCCGTGTTCAAGACGTTCTGGCCGTCTCTTTGGCATCGAGGATTCCTCAACCATCCTGCCAGAGATTCCGCCGTTCATGCGGATGGCGTGGACGGCGACGAGCAGACTGTCGAAGCGGTCTGGCGAGACGTCGTTGTGCCTTTTCTTGAAGTCCTTCTTCGGCTCGAGACGCAGGACTCCGCGGCCGACCTGCATGTAGCGGCGAGTGACTGTCTCGCGGCCGAGCGAGTTCCAGTTGATTCCCGGGTTGAGCTTGAGGAGATCAGTCTCGATGAACTTGCGGACGCTGAACGCCATCTCTGTGACGACGTCGTTGTAGCGCTCAGAACACGTCTCTGAGTCATCCTCAAGAATGCGCGTGTCAGAGGCCGCCCAGCTGAACATGACGCCGAAGACGTCTGGCCCGAACATCGACCTGAGGGCATCGTGGACGCCGGTCCCGTTGCCTGTTCTGTCGACCGCGAGCCACCTGGGCTTCACCCCCATGTCGTTGCTGAGTCTGATGATCGCCCTCGTCTGCTCGATCGTGTCCTTCTTCTCGAGACTGATCTGCTGCTCGACCTGGATGACTCGGCGTTCTGTCTTGAATCTCTGGAAGTTT